CCCCAGGAAAGAATCGGGTGCTCTCTTGCTAGTCTAGTAATCTCTCTGGGCTGATAAATATCATTGAGGAATGGATCCTTTATCACTGACAGGACGGTTGTTACGCTAGGCATAACCCCCCTGTGCTTCTTTGCCTGCGCGGGGGTTCTAATATTCTCTAAAAATTTAGGGTTTCCTGCGTTGTACTTGTAGAAATGTGACATATTTTCTTTAGCTTTTTGTGAACAATTGTGAATAAATCCGACCTCTTTATCATAGAAATCAAATCATCTCGGTTTCTCCTGCTGTAGCCTTTGTAAAGAGCCTCCTGAGCGGAGTCAACCAGTTCTGCGGTATTGCATAGTTTTTCTGCAAGTCGGCGTAAAGCCCCCGTTCGAACTATTACGTAGTCCTGCAGCCCTTCAAATGCAACGAAATCCTGCTCCCCATACAACCACCCAGGATCTCCCACGTTGTTCTTGAACTCCAACCAGATGGTGTCCTCGTCCTTGGCTATCCCTCTGCTCCTGGACTTCAGCGCCTTCACATCTATGCTTCCTGCTAGGCATACCCAATCAATGTGCCTGTATTGCTCCTCAAGGGTCGCTCGCCGAGCGAATGGATACTTTACCCTCAAGGCATCTCCGAAGGCATCCTCGGCTTCCTGGCCCCCTTTCCAGGACTCCGACCCTATCCAGTCCTCGTAGGTCTGTCCCTTTTTACCGCGCATGGATTACCCCCCTGTTCTGTTTTATACTAGGCACGCTCGCATAAAAAAAGATTCCCAACCTTTTGTCAAGGCTGAGAATCTTCGCTGGTCGGATTGACTTTTGTGAAAAATCCAACTATTGATATCTAAGAAGAGCAAGCGTAGATGATTAGATAAGCTACGATGAATATCTCCACCAGCACGATGAAGTAATCAACGGGCGGTGGTTTGTCTTCATCCTGCCAATGCACCCTGTTCCTCCATGTCCAAGACGTAGTCCAAGGCTTCCGTTAAAGTTTCGAAGGCATGCTCAACTCCCGTCAACCTCTGCCCTGACGGCGAACTGACCCCACAATACCTATATTCATCGTCCTTCGTTGAACCCGCTCGAAACCAGTAAAAGGTGTAACCCTTCTCCAGTAGCGCGAACCTGTCCTCTGCAGTCCTAGGCTTGAACTGTTCCAATGCGGCTCGGATCTCGGTGACCCGAAGATACGGGTGCGGAAAACCAAGCTCGCCATATTGCATTCTGATCAGGTATTCGTCCTTGTCCAATGCTAGCACCTCTGTATGTGGGTCAATTTTTGCTGTATGTATTTTTACTGTATTCATTTGTTTCCTTTTGTTATGTAGAATTGAACCATGCTGTTTATGCTATCTCTCAACCTGTCTAGTATATCTTGCGGGTCTATCCCCTCTGCTACTTCAAGATTGTCCAGAATCTCGCAGTCGGACTTTCGGGCGCCGAGTGTTCGACCGAAGCCGTAGCGCCCGTCAGTAAAGCGAAAGTAAGGGACTTCATTGTCCTTTCTTTCGCGGTAGTTTATCTCAGTCAGCACCATAGGTTTGTGGTCTACGATGTATGCCTGCCCGATTTGTAGGTTTGTTTTTGTATTCATAAGTATTCTGCGATGATTGTAACCGCGAGCAGTACACCTGCGACAATGATGCTCCAGATCACGATATAAGCGCTCTCCTCTTGCTTGTCTGTTTTGACTAGTTTGTTTGGTTTTTTGATTTTCATAATTCTGCTGTGAAGTTGCATTCTCCGTGTTCTTTTATGCAGTCCCTGATCTTCCTGCCAAGAAGCAGGTCTGCGTAGTCACTGAGTTGAGCTTGGCTTATGCCATTCTGCTCAAGGGTTTCTTCGGTGTATTTTCCCTTGTCGCCGTAGAGATAGGATTCAATCTTCTTCTCGTCGATTGAATCTTCGATATTCTTGATCTCTTCCTCTACATAAGGCAACTCTTCCTTGTCGAAGAAGTATTCCAAGTAGTTCGGCGGTTCACCTTCAAAGCCGAACCTGTCGGCGGCATTTGATGATTGCAGTGCGAACCAGAATTTTCCGTGTATGTCTCCGTCGTAGTATCTACCCATGTTGCACCTCTCTTTCGTCAGCCCAACTGCAGGTAAAGCACCCCGACAGGTAATCCCATTCATTCTTTTCGGTGTCCCATTCCCATGTATCCACCTGCGTATTCACGTATGCACTGCTTGCCTTGTGCGCCCATTTCTCAGCCCTGTCCTCCTTCATGAAGTATTTGTATTCCTTGTAGGGCTGATCTCCTATTGTTACTATATATTTGTATTTCATCTGTGATCTAGCTTTCTATTGTCAACTAAGTCCTGAATGTAGATATCGATTATGTCCCAACTTATTCCTATGCTTGCGTCGTGCTTTTCCTCCATGTGAATCAATATGTCGTTTGCTTCATCTTCGGTAAGCGTTACGCCCAGCTCTTCTGCTTCGTGTAGCACATCCTCTGTGCACCAAGTTATGTGTATTTCCATTTTATTTGTTTTCCTTTCTGTTATCTAAGGCATATCTAATCTCAGAATGAATGCACCCGTAGATATTGTCGTCCAAATTTGTGGGCACGTCATCATCATTCCACTCGGGGAAGTGCACCTCGTATTTCGATAGCACTACTCTGATTTCATCCATGATTTCGTTTGTGAGATCGTCGATCTCTGCCAATAACTTATCTTCAAAGCTCATGACTTCTGATCCTTTCTAGGACATCGGCGCACGATGCCTTCCATGCATCCCAACTAACAAAGCCATTGCCCCAATTGCTAGGTGCTTTCTTCTTCTTGGCGACCTGCTCGCAGTATTTTTCTATAGCTGAGAGCACTACTATTTGATTAAGCGGCGAACCATGATTCATCGCGTCAGTTACTTTTTCTGTATTGTTTTTGTATTGCATAAATTAGTATCCTTCTTGTTGTAGGTCGGCTCTGTAAAAAATCTCAGTATTTGAGATTTCAACATCGGCATCTCTGCCCGCTTGGACATAGATGCTCCCATCGTCTTCATATGCAGGGACATCATTGTCCTTGAACCATTGTAATGCTAGTTTTAGTATTTCTTTTGTCATAAGTTTGTATTCTTTGGGGTTAGCCCCCCTTTTTCAAGTAAAAAAAATTTTTTTCGGGCAAAGAGGGTAAGCGAGATGCCTACCCTCTGGAACCTAGCCGACCACGAACCCCGTCGAGTCCACCTTTGCCATGCCTTTTTCAACCAGTCCAACAATGCAGTTCCTACGATCTAAAAAGCGCAAGTCTGTTTCGTCGCCGTCCACCACTGGCAAACCTTGCCAGGTCTCGGGCAATCCGTTGCGAAAAACGACTGCAACGTTCAAACCCGCTTTCATTGCAAGTTTGCACTGTGCGCCGTTGCTTTCCGATCTTGAAAAGGTCAAGTCGTAGTTCGGCAGTCTGTTCTTAATCGCGCGTTGCACTCCCTTAGTGTAGTCATAGAATTGAAACTCGGGGAAGTGCTCAAAAACAGTTTTCCCGTCAACCGCGTTCGCTTTTGCCTCCCATGGAATATCACTTGTAAGGTTTAAGCGGAAGCAAGCCCGCATGCCCAAACGATCCGCGCGGCGCGTTGCCTTCTCGATCTCGTCGAGTAGTTGCGCCATAAATCCCGCTTTGTCCCTGAAAAAGAATTGAGTCTTTGCGATTCTAGCCTTTTGAACATTCGACATTGCGCCGCGTCCCGCCGTGTTCAAGCATGCGGCACTGCAACCTTTTGAAGCCCAATAGCACGCATTGAACCCGCTTTCATGCGCGGGCGCTAAGTGCATGCCGTAAGTGATCCAACCTAGTTTTTCACCCTTGCGGGTTTTCGTGTTTCCTGTATTAAGCAATTTCATTCTCTGCAATAATCCTTTTTAAGTTTTTTATATAGGTTCTGTAAGTCACGTTTTTCTCGTAGACTGTTTTTAGTTCATGCGGAAAGCACTCGCCATTTTCAAAAGTGCGCAAGTAGATGCGACCCAATTGGCGCGCTTTGCTATAGTGTCCAATCACGTTTTTATATTTCATCACAATTGAACCCATTATTTTCTAGCAATTCGACTATTTCCTCAGGCAAACTATACACCCCGTCATAGTCAACAAGGGTTTTCCCTTCGAACCATAAACCGCCCTCGGCGTACCAATCTTCGCCGCCGTCAACTTCAAACCAGCCGTTGCCGTCCGATTTTACGCAAGCGGTGAAATGTGTTTCAACCGCGTTTTCTTCTCTAGTGACTCCGAAACTGTTTTCCTCGTAGAGGTCAACCACTTTCGACATACTGTATTCTTTTGTTTTTGTAGTCATAAGTCATCAGTTTCCTTGTTTTTTTTGCACTTGTAAAGGGTAAATGCACCCTTTTTGAACCTGTAAATACTGCAAAAAACTTATTTTTTTATCAAAAAAGCGCGCTAGGCGTAAATTTTAGCGCACATTTGCCCCTTTTGCGTTGCGTAAATACTTTTTGCGCAACTTGTTGCGCAATCCTATGTTCTGTTTTTGATGACAGCCAAGATAAAGTCGCCAACGGGTAGTCGAAGACCGACGTATATCTTGGCTATCACGTTACCCCCCTTGCCCCCCTTTGCTACAGGCCACCTAAGCGCACACAAAAAAGCCGCCGCCCCGACTTGCGAGGCGACGGCACACCATGAAACCAGACTACTCGTCTGAAAGTTCTTCGACTGCTTCGAACTTATGTTTGTATCCCATAGTCTTCTTAAACAAATTAGCCATCTTAATGTATTCAAGCTCTGACTGATTTCCTGCAACCCACTTGTCTAAGTCGCATTCTGAATTGTAGGGAATCCATGTGTTGTTTGCTCTTTCAATCATCTTTTCAACTGATGTCACAATAGCATCTCGTGTATCTTGTGTTACTCTAATTTTGTATTCCATGTTATTTTATTTTGTTTTGTTAGTGCTTCGGCGGACTGCCTCGGCTACTAACCACAGTAGTGCGGCGATGCCCCATGTCAAATAAAAAAAACTTTTTTTGCGTGCACATGTGTGCACTACTATGATGACAGCCAAGGGCCTAAGCAAGTATGCTATAATAGCGAGTTTACGAGCAGCATAGCTTGCGTGGTGCTTGGCTATCACAGACGGGGGGTGGGGTCGCAAGTGCAGTTGCCGCTGCAGATATATATTCATCTACTACCCCAAAAAAAAATACCTACCTCAAGGAGCTTCCAGGGTGCAAGGGTTTATTTTTTCTTATGTCCTGATTTTCCAGGTTTACCGTTGGGTCCGTTGTTGCGGCCTCGGTTTGTTTTCCTGGACATAATCCGCAGGTTCGAAGGTTTGTTGTCCATAGGGTTACCGTTGCGGTGGTCTATGTCCTTGCCCCGAAGTGCTGCTGCCCCGTATTTCTTAACTGCAGCTCTTCTAGCTCTATTACGAGCGGCTCTGCGCTTCTTTTGATCTGGGCGGCTTTGGTAAGCCTTATCCTTCATCTTAGCTACTGTATCTTTTCTGGACATCTTCGTATTATATCATACCCTAGCACAGCTTCGTTATTTACGAGCACAGCTTCGCCATTGTACGAAGCACGGACTGCGTAGACCATAGAGGTCGGACTAGGTATTATCGATCATTTATCCTTAAGCAGCAGCGTTATTTTATATCCTCCTTCATGGTTGCATCAGGGAGAATAACCTATAGTTCGCGGAGAATCCCATATCTCGGCGAGCTGCGTTCGTAGTACCGTTTGCACCCTTGACATTGGGCTTGCACTAGGACTATGGTGATTTGTATAGTATCATAGTAAATTCATACTTCTTAGATAAATGCAAGAAAAAACTGAAAAAAATTTACTTCAAGCTGAAATCGCAGATGCTGTGCAGGCATACGCAGAGGAGATGCAGCTGAAGAAGGTGAAGTCCCTTGCGGTGTACGACCCCGAAAAGGTAGCTAAGGTGCTGTATCTTTTTAGTACGGGTAGCACGCAGACCAGGATAGTAAAGAAGTACGGGGTGCACAGAAATACAGTCGTAAATATTTTGGTGGAGTTCGCTGATCATTTGAGCAGGTTCAAGGAACTCGGAGGTAAACTAGCGGCGAAGAGCTACATGCATCTAAGTAGCCTTGAGGAGGATCTGATTCAGAAGGTGCGCGAGCGCATGCAGGATGACCCCGAAATGAAAGTTACTTTCAGGGACCTCAAGGAACTGAGCATAGCAAAAGCCAATGCCGCTCGGGAGGCTTTGACCGCTCGCGGAGAGGCAACGAATATCAGCGAAGAGCGCAAGGTGTACACGCAGGAGGACTACGAGGCAACTATCAAGGCTGCTAGAGACAGGATACGAGAAGCTAGAACTATAGACGCTGAGGTGCAGGATGCCTAGATCGATAACAGACCCCAGCTATGACCCCATCTACGATCAGGTCAGGGGGATCCTGGGAGAACACTTTGACAACTATTGCTTTGTAGTCATGGACGAGAGTGGAGATATATTTTACGATTACAATCATCTACCCGCTGGAAGGATGCTTCTGTATGAAGCGCAAAAAGAAATCCTCGAGCAGAACATTGAGATTGAGTGGATTGAAGAGGATCCAGAAGATCCAGAAAAAAATGATTGAATTCACAAAGCATGCGGTCCTGCAGCCGCCCACTGACGAAGAGATAGTGCTTCTGGGTGAAAAGGACCCGAAGTTGTTGTCCGAGTTGCACAGGGCGCACGAGGGCAGAATACGTGCAGCACAGGAGGATCCCTTGCGGTATGGATTTGAGCTTCCTGGATGGGCCAGAATCAGAGAAGCCCTGCAGGACTACAATGAAGTTATTACTTTCGGAGGGAACAGAAGCGGCAAGACCACTGGCTGCGCTAAACTTCTAATGCAGACAGTAACTAGCTGCAACAACGGGCATGTAGTTTGTTTCAGTCAGAATGCAGATACCAGCGTCAAGGTGCAGCAAGCTGCCGTATGGGAGATGATGCCGAAGGAGTTCAGGAAGAAAACCAAGAGTATAGATGGATACATAAATTACAGTATGCAGAACGGATTTACTGGCAGCAGTTTTATCTTCCCTGACACCAAGACTAGAGTAGATTTCAAGACTTACACGCAGTTCAGCAATAATCAAACCATACTGGAGGGCTTCGAGTTCGGGTTCAACGGGTGCGATGCACTGAACATAGGAGCATGGCTAGATGAGTACCTGGGTGATGCCGCCCTGGTGAATACATTGAGATTTAGACTCGCTACAAGAAACAGTCGCATGCTCCTCGGTTTTACCCCCATCGACGGATACACCCCCTTCGTCTCAGAATATCTGAAGGGTGCAGAGACGCTGCAGGTTCGCGAGGCAGTGCTACTGCAGAAAGACGTACCCGTGCAGCAGTACAGTCCCAGCAGGGATGCAGGGATAGTATACCTGCACTCGGACGAGAATCCTTTTGGCGGGTACGACCGCATAGCCAAGGACCTCAAGAACAGTTCAGACGACGAGATCCTGGTGCGTGCATACGGAGTCCCCGTAAAGAGCATGACCTCCCTGCTGCCAATGTTCAGCACCTCCGTGAACGTGCTTTCAAATGAACCCAATAGGCACGGAATGCAGATGCCAGACTTCACGGACAAGAAGCACTACACTTGCTACCACATCGTGGACCCCGCTGGCGCCAGGAACTTTAGTTGCATCTGGGCTGCAGTGTCGCACGACAATGTGTACATTATCAGGGAATGGCCCGATAGGGATACTTACGGGGAGTGGGCTATCTTTGGGGATCCCAGGTGGAAGTTTGGTCCAGCCGCGAAGAAGATAGGGCTTGATATAGGTTCCTATGTTTCTCTTTTTCAAGAAATTGAAGAAGAGCTGCAGATAGAGGTTCAGGAGCGCGTAGGGGATAGTAGATACTTTGCTAGAGAGAATGAAAACAATGAGGATCTATTCACTGTATTTGCCGACTATGACATGCACTTTATCCCTAGTTCTGGCAAGCATGAGGACACTGGTATAGCCGCCCTGGACGAATGGTTCGCGTACAACCCAGAGGCGAAACTTGACAAAGCAAACAGCCCAGTGTGCTATATTGATTCTTCATGCAAGAACTTAATCGACAGTCTATTGAATTATTCCGCGCAAGGAAAGAGCGACGAGCCACTGAAGGACTTCTTTGACCTTATGAGATACTTGCGCATGATGAATGCTGGAGATGGACCAGATCACTACGACAAGGATTTATTTCAGCAGCAAACCAAAAAAGGAGGATATTAGTGAAAGAAAGATTAACGACCCTGATGAAGAGATACGAAACTGAGTACAGTTTTGAAGAGTCCCTAGATATTGCAAAGAAGAAGCTGGATAATTCCATGATAACTGGCTCCAAGAAGAACACGTGGATTAACGAGGAAGGTGCAGAAATACTGAAGACGGCCCTGCATGTTCCAGAAGTCGTACCAAAGCATTGGAAGGGACAGGTAATTAGATTTGCTCCCAACAAAAGTTACGTATACTGCAAGATAGAGGGGCTAGATGGTGTTGTTCCAGTTATAGTTCCGCGAAGGTTCAGAGAATACATGCTAGGAAAAAGAATCAATATTGAAGAAATAAATGATGGTAACCCCAGCTACAGATACATCAAAGAAAAGCTATTTGATTGATTCAGAAGAGGACATTACCCTTGATGAAGATTGGATCAACGAGCAGGTTGATAGATTACTAGCTTGGGAGTTAATGACTAGGGCTTTAACTCTTAATACAGAAGAGGTTCCTCCAGAAAAATTATGTGATATGATAGGAGTGCCGAAAAATTACGTTTTTGAGGTGATCAAAAAAATTAGCAACAGATGCCAGAAGACCTCTCCGACTCACTAACATACTTCACTTCAGAGCCGAATGTATCCGCGCTTCGCCGCGCATACGATCAAACTAACCTGGAGCTAGAGCCCTACTTCGATCAATGCAGAGAAGCATACGACGACAGGCACAACATATGGCCTGGAAAAAGCCAGGACCTGCGCAAGCACGGAGCTGATGCATTCCCATGGGAGGGAGCCTCCGACATGGAGTGCCATGTCATTGAGGAGCGCATTACAAAATTAGTAGCATTTTTTATGACTGCATTGCGCCGAAGCAACGTGCGTGCTTACCCAACGGAGGGAACAGATGCAGCCCGCGCAAAAACCGTATCCAGCTTTTTGAAGTGGATGGTTTCTTCTGGTTATATACCCAGGTTCATGCAGGAGATGGAATTAGCTGCCAATTACCTGCTGGAGCGCGGAATATTGATAACCTATGTAGGATGGCAAGCTGAAGATCGCAGAATTATTCAAAGACTTAGCCTGGACCAGATACAGCTCAATGCCCCCGAAATAACTGAAATGCTGGAGGAAGGAGATGATGAAAGCATCATTGGTATGCTGCAGTCCGCCTACGAGGGCGTAACGCAGAAGCGAGCAAAGAAGGCCCTAAAGCAGCTAAAAAGAACTGGATTCGCAGAACTACCAGCAGTGCGTAGAACTGTAGATGCCCCTGAAGTGCGCACTCTTGCTGCTGATGGAGATTTTTTATTTCCTAGCTATGTTACCGATCCGCAGCGCAGCCCTTATTGCTTCTGGAGAACTTATTACACGGCGCAACAATTAGAGAATAAAGTAATTACAGAGGATTGGAATGAAGAGTTCGTGCAAAAAGTTATTAATCAGTACAAGGGCGTAAATGTAGACAGTATTGAAGTCGAGCAGGAGGGCCGAAGATTTAATTTTACAAACAAGAACAGCACCTATGAAGCGGACGAACTCATAGAGATTGTGCATGCATACCAAAGGTTAATTGATCCAGAGGATGGGTCCGAGGGTATATATTGCACTATATTCCACAGGGAGTTCCAATCCAGTACAGAGGTGGATTATGCTAAATTTGAACTGATGAACGGATACGATGACTACCCAGTTATCGTTACTAGACTTTCTAATAATAGCAAACGGCTCTATGATGCTACCTCCATCCCAGCACAGCTAAAGGGACTGCAGCAGCAAGTAAAAGTGGAGCGCGATACCAGGATAGATCGCAACAGTATAACTACACTTCCCCCTATCCTGCACCCCTTCAACCAGCCGCCATCTAATTTTGGTCCTGGTTCCTTGATTCCTCGCAGGCGCGAGAACGACTACCAATACATGGAACCACCTCCAGCCTCTTCAGCTGAAACAAGTATAGAGATGGAGAATCGCATGGAGAACCAAGCGAATCAACTCACTGGATTAGCTGATGATGAAATAAGTGCTGCTCGCAGACAATTTCTTGTGGACAAGTTCTTGAAGCATTGCTCGGAGGTAATAAACATGTGCTTTACTTGTTTTCAACGCTTCGGACCCGACTATGTTTACTTCAGGGTCACTGGAGCCCCCGACCCTGTTCAATTCGAAAAGGGATCCCCTGACGAGAACTACGACATTACAATATCCTTTGATAGTCTAAGCACTGACCCAGAGACCCAATCCAGCAAGATAGAGCAAATGATTAGTCTATTGAAGCTAGACAGGGGTGGACGTGTAAATGTTGATAGTCTCTTAACTGCAGCAATGTCCAACATTGACCCAGTCCTTGCAGATGCAATCATGCAGGAAACCAACACCGCTTCACAAGAGATTCAAAATCAAATACTTGATGATCTAGCCAAGATCTTCGCAGGCATAGAAATGCCAGCTAGACCAAACGGAGGTCAGGTAGCTTCTCAGCTAATACAACAATACGCGCAACAACCTGATATTGCAGCTAGACTGCAGCAGGATCAAATGTTTGCAGAAAGATTAAATAAGTACGCAAGCCAGTACACGTTCCAGGAGCAACAAATTATAAATGCTACAGAGTTCGGGCAACTTGGCACAGAGGCTGCTAGAGTCGGAAATATACAGACTCAAGCTGCCGAGTAGTTATGCTACAGGACGATATTGAAATTCTAAAGCATCACGAAGCATTTGCTTCTTTTGTGCAACAGATTGTGCAGATGCGAGAGGATTGCATACAAGATTTGCACAAAGCCGATATAGAAGTAATTCAGCAAACTTCAGGCAGAATATTAGCGCTTGATGAAATTATAGAGCTATGCGATTGGGAAGGTTTATCAGCCAGATTTCCTAATGCTTAAATTGACGAAAAAGTAGTGCTATAATGCATCATCGCCATCGCTGGCGTAAAAAGCGTTATTATGAATGAAAGTCAAGAAGCAGCAATCGCCGAAGCTGCACCCAAGCAGGCGACCAACATGTCATTATCAGAGTTCACCAGGCGCAGGGGTAGTCAATTGAATGCCCAAGCATCTGAGACTACAGAAACCGTAGAGGAGGGTCAGGTTCTTGGTTCGGAAACGAATCAAGTTGAGCAGGAGACTGCTGAAGCATCTGAAGCCGCTGCAGAAGATAATAGCACTAACGAGGATTCCGAAGAAGAAACTTCAGCGGAGGAGTCCGAGCAATCGGAACCAGCCAAAGAGGAAACTTCAGAGGATGTTCTTTCTCAGATTGAATTGGATGATTTGTCCGAAGATGATCTACGCGAACTATCTGAAAAACTTGGTAGTCGCGCGGTAGCCAGATTCGGTGAATTAACAGCAAAGCGCAAAGCAGCAGAAGCTGAATTAGAAAAACTCAAGGCTCAAGCCAAGAGTCAAGTCACGCCTGAAGTTAAGGATTCAGACAACCCATATAGCCACTTAGAAAATATCGATGAACTGCAAAAAGTTGCAAAAGAAGTGGAAGAAGTAATTGAATGGGCCGAGGATCTTATATTCAACAGTGACGGTTATTCAGCTGATGAAGTTATTACGGAGGTCGAGGGCAAAGAAATGACCAAGTCCGACGTAAGAAAGCATCTTCAAAATGCTAGGAAAGCCGAAAAGAAATTCATCCCTGCACAAGCTCAAAAGATTCAACGCATCCAGGATGCAAAGGAATCAGGAGAGAACTTACTTGCCAAGGCAAAGAAGGAGTTCAAGTGGATGCATGACGACAATGAGGTAAATACCAAGTACAATGAAATGCTTAATGATGAGCGCTTGAAAGGACTAGATAAGTTCGATCCAGAGGTTTCAGCTCAACTACCCTATCTTCTTGCGCATGCAGCGAATAGCATGTTCGGAAGAAAGCTAGTGCAAGATGAACCCAAAACGGGTAGGCTTATTCCGCCTTCCAGCACTCCTGCGTCGGCTAAATCCGACAAGAGAACGCCCAGCGCTGTAAAAAATCTACAGAATGCATCCAGTCAATTTTTGAAAAGCGGTAATAAAAACGACTACATTCGACTCAGAACACTTCAACTATCTCAATAATATAATACAATGTCACTATCTAATACATTCTCCCCTGCACCTACGGGTGTAACTAGCCAGGGTTCGTCTGTATCTAATCGCGAAGACCTCACTGATGTCCTAACGATTTTGGCTCCAGAAGAAACTCCTGTTCTATCATCTGCTTCTAAGCAAAAAGCAAACAGCACTTTCGTTGAGTGGACTGTTGATACTCTTGCTGAGGTAAGCACTGACGGTATCTCGGAAGGTTCCGATATCACTTCATTCACGGACAAGTTCTCAAAGCGTGCTCGTCTTGGCAACTACATTCAGAAGTT